TTACCGCCAGAGCAGATCTCCACAGGTACAGTACCCTTGCTCCAGTTCTTGCAAGGTCACAAAGAACAAGCCACTGGACTGTCTAAAGCAGCCCAAGGACTTAACGATGCCCTATATGTGTCTGGTAATTCAGAAGCTAAGGTGTCACAAGTGCAGTCAGCTGCACAGCTACGCATCCAGTTCATTGCTCGTAGATTCATGGAAACCGGTGGACGGGAACTCCTTGAAGGTATATACAAGACAATGCGTAAGGAAATGCGTGGTGGGACTGTAGGAAACTACACAGGCAATCAACGATATCTCGATGTGTCCATAGATGATCTACCCGGAATCGAGTACATGACTGTAGAAGCAGATGTTGGTGATGCCAGTAATCAGTCCCAATTACAGAAGTTACAAATGATAGGTCAACAGATCCTGCCAGCCCTTCGGGACGCTGGTGCAGGTGCTGTTGTATCTCCAACTGCAGCTTCAACAATTGCAGTACAAGCGTTAGACGCTTTAGGTTTAGACCCTCTTGACTATCTTATTGATATCAACACAGAAGAGTTTAAGAAGAAAGCAGAAGAAGGTCAAAAGAGTGATCAGGAAGCTCAGGCGAAAGCCCAGCAGCTCGAAGAGTTGACACAACAGTTAGCCATAGATTTACAGAAAGCTAACATTGACTATACTAACGTGCAAGCCCAGAATGCCATTCAAGATAATCTTAAGCAACTTATGGTTGCCTTAGATAAGTCTGAACAAGAATGGACGAAGTTAGCCTTAGATGCTGGTAAAGAACAGCAGCCTATTCCATCGAAATCTAACATTGATGCACTGTACGCTAAAGCACAAGCACTTGTGACTAACGTCATGACTACTACTGCCGGATCCTCAGCTGCACCTGATCCATCTACCCAGCAGCCTAATCCTGAATCTATGGGAGGCCCTGCCGGAGTGTAAGGGGGTGATACTGTATCTGACTGCATGGGGTCTCAGTCTTCATAATAGACCCCAAACCTTTAATTAACAAAGAGACTAACACAGATGAAGAAGTATAAAGCTGGCATTGACAAGAAGGTCAAACCGCAACTTCAGACTGATGGATCTTATCGTCCGGGACCTTTCTCGGATGCAAAGACTGCATTGGCAAAGGCAACATTCTCTAAGAAAGAGCGTGATGAATTCTTTACCGAAGCGTATGGTGACATACTATCAGATCTATTTATGAAGTGGCTGAACACCGCTGCGCATTGCACCAAGGAAAGAGAATATCTCTACCATGTGGCTATGGGTTTAGGTTCTGTAAAAGAACGATTGATTCAAATAGAGACCTATGGTTTCAACCAAGAATATATTGATCAATCACATTTAGAAGATGAGGAACAAGATAATGATTCCAACTAATACACTAGAAGAACTCTATAAAGCTGAGTTAGACTTACAGCGATCTCAGGTATCCTTGATACGTGAAATGGGTCGTGGACACGAGAAGAGCCGATTACATGCTGGTACCCTACAAGCAATGTCATCTGCACTCTCCTTTGTACAGGATAAGATACTACTTCAAGAACCGAAAGTATCAGTACCTACAGCAAAGACTAAGACTAGTAAATGAGGACTATAAGGGATAATAAATTATGAGCAAAGAAAACATTCCAGCATCTACCTCCAACGGAGATGACGCTGCTTTCAATGCTGGTCAACAATCACAGAGTTTTGATGACATTCCAGTACCGATGGGGCCTATGGCCAAACATCTAGGTATTGAGATTGATCTACCAGAAGACGATGTAGAACTTGACCCGGAAGATTCTGTAGATGAAGTACCCGCTGAAGACGATACAGAGGAAGACGATACACTAGATCAGGAAGAAGATGCTTTAGATGAAGACGAAGGTGACGAGGATGATGATGAATCTACCCCAGACACCGAGTTACTATCTGAAGAGGAGATTGATTGGGACTATAAAGTACCCGTTAATGTAGATGGTGTCATTGAACATAAGACACTTGAAGAACTCCGTAAAGGTTTTGCAACTGATCAAAGCTTGTCTAAAAAGGGAAACAAGATTAGTGAACAACGGAAAGAGTTTGAGGCTGAACAAAGTACCAAACTCGAAGAACTAACAGGTATGGCTTCACTACTGCAAGAACAACTCCAACAAGAGGAGAACACTCTGGCAGCTGAATACCATGACTTTGATGAGAAGATTAAGGAAGCCCGTAAAGAGGGTAACACTTATGAACTCTCAGAACTAAAAGATCAGCGTGAGACTGCTCAAGATGCCTACTGGACCGCCCGAAAGAAGCGTGAAGGTGTGGCTACTGCTGTACAGGAGAAACAAAAAGCACAGCTTGATCTCCGTCAACAGGAACTCTCGACTAAGTTTAACTCTGATATTGCAACGCTTGTACCATCATTCCAAGAAGATGCAGCAGCTATCCAAGCTTTTGCAGTAGAAGAAGGGATTCCCCAAGAACTCCTATCGACTATCGCAGATGCTAACGTTATCAAGTTTATTGATGACTATCGTAAGTTGAAGCACAAGGCTACTAAGGGAGCTGTTAAGCGAAAGGCAACGCCTAAAGCTAAGTCAGCCCCTATTAAGAAAGGCCCATCTCGGAATTCTCAGCAAGCAAAGGCAACTACTGCGGTTCGTAATAAAGTTCTTACCGGCACAGGTTCAGAAGAGGATCAACTATCATTCCTCAAGAACCTATCAAAGTTCAGCTAATCCTTAACTTTTTAATACTTTTATTTATAAGGAATATTTATCATGGCAGGACGTAACTTCCAAACAGCTGGCCCTAAAGCGGCAGCTGGTACATCAGGCGTAGGCGTATCAGAACGCGAAGACTTAGCTAATTTCATTAGCATGATCACTCGTGACGAGACTCCTTTTTATTCATCTATCGGCAAGACTAAGTCTAAAGGTATCCTTCACGAATGGACTACTGACGAGCTAGCAGCACCGGGTTCTAACCAAGTTGCTGAAGGTTCTTCTTATGCTACTACTCACGCAGCACAGTCTGCTGAGCCTGTACGTACACGTTTAGGTAACTACACTCAGATCAACTCTAAGACTGTTGAAGTATCTGGTTCTAAGCGCGCAGTTGATCAAGCTGGCGTTGCAGACGAGTATGCTTACCAGTTGAAGAAGCGTGGCACTGAGCTACGCCGTGACGTTGAGCATGACTTGGTACACAGCTGGAACTCTTCAAACGGTTCAGGCACTCGTACTATGGGTGGCTATCAGGCATTCACTAACGTTAACATCGTTAACGCTGGCGCTTCTGCAGCTTATACTGCTCCGGGCACTACTGGCGTAGGTACTACTGGTACTATCGTACGTGGTACTGCTGATGCTAACTTGCTTGCTCTTGAGTTGAGCAACGTTGATGATGCAATGCAGACTATTTATCAGGAAGGTGGCAAGGCTACTGTAATGATGACTTCACCTGCGAACAAGCGTAAGTTCTCTGCGAAAGCACAGGCAGCTGGTTCTAACGTATCTCGTAACATCGATGACAGCGGTAAGCTTCGTCAATCAGTTGAACTTTATGATAGTGACTTCGGTACTATCAAGATCGTTCCTAACTACGTTATGGGCTTGACCTATAACACTGGCGCTACTGCTGCTACTAACGCTGCAGATTTCTCTGCACTAGTATATGATCCACAGTGGTACAACATCGCTACTCTTCGTGCTCTACATGAGACTGAAGTTGGCCAAGCTGGTGACAGCACTATTGGTCAGATCGTAGAAGAATGTTCATTAGAAGTTCGCAACCCAACCGGTTGTGGCTTGATCGTTGGTTTAGCTGGTTAAACACTAAGCTACACAAAGGGGTCCTCCAAAGGGACCCCTTATTTTTCATAGGGGGACACCATCTTATGAGCTTCAAGTCTCAGACAGATAACAAACATAGCTTTAACGTTGTAACCGATCAGAGTAACTTTATCTTATCGCAGGACGTTAACGCATACCGTGACTACGCAAAGGAATCAAGAGACATCTACGATGCATCTGGTGCAGCGAGTCACTACCGATCATTTGCAGTGATACCAGATATCGTTGCAATTGATATATTAACTAAGTACAAGATTGACATTAATGCCCAAGACTTTATGGGTGATAAGCAGTTAGTCGCTAAACTTAAAAAGATTATAATCTCAGAGTACCCAGATCTGCTTACGCATGGTCAGACTCGGAGACAATAGAGGATATAATGTATGTCAACTCCAAAGTATAATGCGCTGGTCTCGAAGGTTCGTGATTGGGCAAATAGAGATAGCTCAATCCTGAGTGATTCACTTGTTTCTGATTTCCTTGATTACTCTGCCGACCTTTGCTACAGAGAGCTTCGTATCCCTCCTTTGGAGCACACATATAAATACCCTGCAGCAACAACTGCTGGTGATACGGAAATACAGATACCACCAGACCTGACTGAGCTTACAATGTTCAGCGTCACAGACTCCTCAGGTAATACCACAGTATTCGATAATAAACTAGATATGAGATCCTTCAATGATCGATACACCACAAAGGGTACCGGCTCATTCACACGTAAGGGTAACCAACTACAGTTCTACCCCGCAGCCGCTATTGGTGACGTCTATGAGATGCACTACTACCGCAGACTATTTGATTTGAACGCAGTTTACGTTGTCAATCAGGTAAGCATAACTGCAGGTAATGTGACAGATGCATTCTTCGGTGATGAAGGTGCGGTTGAGTTTCCAGCAGCATCCGGTAACTACTACACAGGTAAAGAGGTGTACAACTGGCTCAGAGATGATAATGAAAGAGTACTCCTTTGGGGTGCACTGTATTATGCACATGAGTATACAGGTGATGTTGAATTATCTGCAAAGTACCTACAGAAGCAAATGATGGGTATCGAAGAATTAAACAGAGAAGAGAAAAGACGTAGAGTCTTAGGTGCCTCCAACAGGGTAACTTACGAAGTGTCTGAACTATTATAAGGAGTTTACCGAATGGCAATTAATTTCACAACAGAAGGTGGTTCACTCGTAGCTCAGCCAGCAGAAGGTGGCTCATTCACCTCAGAGTCCCCAGAAGAACTATCCACAGCACTAAGTTCAGCTAACCTTGCCACGGCATCTCAAATAGCTGCTGCAGCTTCTGCAGTAAGTGCTTTAGACAGTAAGAACGCTGCAACTACCTCCGAAACTAACGCAGGAACAAGTGAGACCAATGCACAAACCTCAGCAACATCAGCAGCATCATCAGATGCTAACGCCCTTTCAAGTAAGAATGCTGCTTCAACAAGCGAAGCTAACGCAAGTAACTCAGCAACAGCAGCCGCTTCATCAGAGGCTACGGTTACTACTCAGGCGAACAATGCAGCGGCTAGTGCATCTGCAGCAGCCTTAAGTGCAACAGCAGCTCAGGTTGCAGAGACAGCAGCGGAGTTAGCTGAAACCAATGCAGAGACCGCAGAGACTGCCTCAGAGCTGGCAGAGACTCATGCGGGGTCTGCGGCAGTTAGCGCAGCAGCAGCACAAGTGTCAGCTACTGCAAGTCAAGCTTCAGCCACTGCAAGTGCCATCAGTGCCACAGCCAGTGCCTCCGGTGCAGCAACGAGTGCCACAGGTGCACAGAGCTCTGAAGATGATGCAGCCACATCTGAAGTTAACGCAGCTAACTCTGCAGTGGCAAGTTCATCCAGTGCAGCAGCAAGTTCTGGCAGTGCAACCAACGCAGCAACCTATGCAAGTAATGCAGCTACCTCAGAGGCTAATGCTGCCGCTAGTTATAACCAGTTCGATGATCGCTTCCTTGGACCTAAGAGTTCCGACCCAACTGTAGATAATGATGGTGGCACCCTGATTACCGGTGCAATCTACTGGAGTACTTCAGCTAGTACAATGAAGGCATATAACGGATCCGCTTGGGCATCTATGGCCCCAAGTGCAGCAGATCAAGCACTTATCAATATTGTTGGTGGTGAGCTTGTTTACACAGAAGACTTAGGATCAATCACAGAAGCAGTTACCACAGGCTCTGGTAATTCAATTGACATTGTAGGTGAGGCAATCACCAATATCAACACAGTGGCTGCAGCAGCCCCTAATGTCAATACAGTAGTTGGTGCAATAACTAATATTGACTTAACTGTTGGCTCTCTTTCAAACATCAACACAGTGGCAGCAGCGATAGCAGACGTTAATCGGTATGCTGAGGAATACACAATATCCACAACCCAACCAAGTTCCCCTAGTGTAGGTGATTTATGGATGGACACTACTGCTAACGTATTGAAATATTACACAGGCTCTGCTTTTAGTTCAATTATATCAGGACTATTATCTATTGCTGATGATGCAACACCGCAACTAGCAGCTTCTTTAGATGCACAAAACAACAACATACTAAACGCAGGTACCATATCTGGTGCTAATCTACAACTAGACTTTGGAGGTCTATCATAATGAGTAAAAAACTACAACTACGTGGCGGCACGACTTCCGAACATTCATCTTTCACAGGTGCAGTACGTGAGGTAACTGTCGATACGGATAAGGACACTTTAGTAGTCCATGAGATCGGAA